GTAATTCTTTGTCGTCCTCGTAAGCTTTTAAACCAACTTTTACCTCGTCCTTTAGTGTTTTTGCGTATTCGATACGCTCTATTTCTGACATTCCACTTACGTGAGCAAGTAATTCGTCGTACTCTCCTGATTTTTGATAGCTACCTACTAATGTAGTAACATGTTGACCTGATGCATGTCTAGAAATGAGTTCTTTTACTGATAGTGTCTGATCTGGTACCGTCAAACTTGGATCATTTGCCGTTTCTGTTGTAGGTGGTTTATTGGTTGCATATGTTGCCCAGTTATTAACTTTTTTCATTATTTACGTTTTTTTAATGATCTATTAAATTGATGAAGTTCACCCAGTTGTTGACTTTCTAGATAATCCTCAAAAGTCATTTGATTTTTATTATATAGTTGGTCGAACTCTTTTTTTAGTTTCTTTAATTGCTCCTTTTGAATATCACGGAGCATATCTCTCTGTATTATTTTTTCCTGATCTGTGAAGATCTGATCTCGGTAATATTTTGGCATTGCTACTTTTACACCGCCTTGTAATGTTACAAACATTCTTGAAAGATCTGATTTGTAATATTTTTTTTTTGCGGAGTGATGAAATTTTGACCAAGTCCTTTAGACATTAGGGAAAATTCAGGTAATCTATCATCATTTTGATGTAATGGGATACCGACTCGTTTGTCGATATATTTAGCAGTATAAGCAATTGAATCCCCAGTAACATTTCCAATATGGATAGTGCCAATTTGCTCTTTTTTTCCTGTTTGGGGGTTAATGGCTTGCCATGACTTACGTATATTCTCAATATCTTGTATATTAAAGATAATAGCGTGATAATGAGGACGAAAATTTTTAGTTCCATATTCTCCACAGGCATAAAATTTTAGTGTGTTTTTTTCGTATCGTCGTAGTCGTTTCATAAATCCCGAAAAGGATTTTTTATACGGTAATTTTGTAGGCTTTCCTTTACTGTTTAACGTATCATAAGTTCTAAGTAGTGTATTGTAGCCGTTGGGAGTTCGTGGAATGTGATTATTATCATAAGTTAATGTGATAAAGTGGGAGGAGGAACTTAATTTTTCCTCCTCCATAAGACGAAACACCCAACTATTGACACGTCGTTTTTTGCAGTAGGGACACCTTCCGCAAGGAAAAGGAACCCATTTGCCTAATTGATCTCGTTGATAAAATGGATGATGACAACGCATTTAAAACAATTTGTTTTAAAGTGATGGAACACCATATTTTGGTAATTTTCTAACTGCTCTAATATTGTGAAATACTTGTGCGTAGATAGAATGAATTGTATCATCGGTAACCGCGAAGATTCTTTTATCTGGCTTAGCTTCAATAAATTCTTCATTTAATGCTGGTAGATCATCCAGAGTCCAAGTACGAGCCATATGGAAATGATCAAGTGGAAGAGTTGCATCCCCTCTCATATCTCCCGATATTCCAGAATGATGAAATTTATATTCTGAATATCTTGGAATATATCCAAAGACTTCATTCAAGTCGTCTGATGTACCTACATCATTTCGAAGTTCTTTAACATATACTTCCTGTTCTCCTATGTTTGCTAATAGCGGAGTTGCATAATCCAAAGGATCAAAACGTTGATGCATTCTGTGTAATCCTTGGTAATAACTAGTTTTTGGAAGTACACACATCATGGTAATAATATAACCGTGTTCTTCTGCTGTGTAGTTTATTCCTTTTGATGCTCCAATTGAAATGCCACTACCTGCGTAAGCTCCTACTGGAACATCATTTGAAGCTTGATCTACCGTTTGCGCTGTACTCATTACCTCTGAAATACGCATCGTTTGTGCAGAGCTACCCAAATATTCTGGTCTTTGTAATCTTGAGTCTGATGATTTTACACCAAAGTGAGCAAGATTATGCTCTGTATATCGTGTTCCACCTCTAGCGTTTGTCTCCAACCATTTTTGAACGGCAAACGCTCTACGTAATGTGTTGATAGTCACAGCGTCTGAATTCACATCAACTTGTAACGTTCCAGCAGGATTATAAGATAACTGAGCTGAATTAGAATCTTTATAAACAGAATTTGCATTACCTGCTAGACCATCAATTATAGTTGATGTAGTCCCATCTGCTAAAGTAAAATGAGGATAAGCTTGAGGTATTCCACCCCAAGGAATTTGTTGAACTGTTCCAGTTCCATCTATTAAAGGTAACTGAACAGAATCCCCTTTTTGAGCCCAAGGGAGACATGATGTAAAATAATCATGTTCCCATGCTTTACGTACTGGTTGACCTGTTGCAACTGATAAATAATTAGTAGAATTGTCACCAGCCACTAATGGTTCAAATTTCTCTGTAACTAAGTCTTGTTGTCTAAAATATTCATCATAACATTTTAGATATGCAGCAAATATCATCGGGGATATTTTCTGCGTAGTGAATCCAGCTGACGAGGCAGGTATATCAAAATAATCTGCCAATGAGCCCGTTGACCATCCACCAGCTACGGTTAATCCTGTAATGTACGGTGCTTCTGCTGTTGAATCTTTAGTAATCCATTTTGGGAACTCTGCCCAAAGTATTCTAGTAGGTACGAAAAACGTATAAGTTTTTACGTTGATCTGATGCATTACTGGTGATACCAATGGTGCTAACCTTAAGAAATTTTCGCTATTGATGTTGAACTTGTCGCCAGGTAATACTTCTAACCCTAAAGTGGGTACTAACTTTCCCATGTCAAGCGATAATATCTTGTTATGTGATAAGTCAAATGACGATACCGAGGGGCGATGCACCGGTACACTATCGAATATTGTGTTATTTGATCTACTTTTCATTTACGAGATGGTTTATAAATGTTTGAAATTGGTTAATGATTTCCATTTTGTGACGTTCTTCAATCGCTATAATGTAGCTAATTTCAAGAGAGGTTTTATTCTCTTTTTTCCTTAGATCATTGTACCAATCATAACATTGTTTAAGATACTCTGTGTAAGGGTCTGTTTTTTCTTCTTTCGAAGTTTCAGCTGCCATGTCTTGGGCTGCTTTAATCATTGATGCTCCTAAAGACTTTGTCTTTTTCATAATAGTTGAATTTTTATGGTGAATTTATAGGCGAATACCGCCACGTTTTACTAATCTCATTGATTTTTTTCGTCCTTTACGGTATGACCGTTTTTTTCTTCCGTATTTTCTTCTTCTCATGATGTATTTATTTTATTAATGATTGTATATAAGCTTTAAATTCTTCTCTTGATAGTAATTTCATGGCTTGAGCGCCCCAAGGTGCTTTTGTTAACCCTGCTCTTGCTAATTTCGCTTTTGCTGATTCTATGAGTGCTTGAGATTTTTTTATACTTTCCTCCGATTTATAAAGTTTTTGTCTTTGTTTTTGTTCTTGGAAAATAGTTTCATTTTCATGTTCTTTTCTTTGATTATCGAGTGCTGCATTATCCATTGTAAAGGCTTTTACTGCTCTAAGATTTTCCTTATCCGACTCGTTTTTGATTCCTGTGTTTATTGTCTCGGCTGCCTTTTTTAAGGCATCGGCTTTTAGATTTTGGGTTTGTGCCTGTTTTACTCTATGATCTTGATAATTGTTTATTGTTTCAGCTGCGCCTGCGCTGATTTCCTCGGCTGCTGATGTTTGAAGATTGTTTGAATCAATAGAACTTGCGTTACCTGTTGATGTTCCGCCAACTGCTAGTTGCGGATTCAATTTAGCTTCTTTGAGTCGCTGCATTTGTGCTTGAGGATGATTATAGGCGTTTACTCTGTCCCAATCTTCTAGTTGCCATTCTCTGGCTCTTTTTTGTCTCGCTCCCGCTCCTATTCCTCGTCCAATTGCTGTTCCAGCTTGGACTCCTGCGGATAGCCATCCGCTTTGTGTATTTAGACTTCCGTTGTCGTCTGGCATGTTTTTTTGTTTTTGGGTTATTTCATAACCCGTTTTTAAATAGTCTTTTTTGTCGCTCCGTATCGGTCACTATGTTTCCTTTGTGTCGCTAATATAGACTTTTTTTTTTGTTTTTTAGATGACTTGTGTCATCTAGCCTTAAATAATCAAGGGATTTTTAAGGCTCTTGCACTTTGTGCGCTTATTTTTAGCCATTGTGGGAGGGCTTCTCATAGTTGCCCTCCCTCTTTTGTGGCTTGGTCGTTCCTCCCTAATTTCGGCTTTTATGTCGTCGTTCCTCCTCCTGACTGTTGCGCCTCTAATCTGGCTGCTTCCGCAGCTGCAAGTTTTGCGTCGTTGGCTTTTTTCAAAGCCTCCTCTCGACGCTGTTCCCGTAATTCTTTGTCGTCCTCGTAAGCTTTTAAACCAACTTTTACCTCGTCCTTTAGTGTTTTTGCGTATTCGATACGCTCTATTTCTGACATTCCACTTA